CCGCAATGGTTAACCTAAACCACGGACGTGCAGGTGAGGTAGCGCCCGACATCATCCCAGCACCAAGAATGCGAAGTGCTCTCGTTCCCGTGTTGTCGTAAATATTGTTGTTACGCTTCCAGCCCTTGTCGCGATCTTGCACAAAGAATCGACCAGAGCGTGGCAACAAATAGTCGGAGAGTTCTTTCCAATGACTCCACCATGAAGCGCGTTCGGCCTTTAACATTCCCCAACGTGTAAACAACTTGTCTTTGGTTGGTGACTTCGCATTAGACTGCGCATCACTGGTGTACTCACTCATTTTATGATCCCAGCAATTGGTTTTTACTTAACGACAAATCGTCTTGTTTCACACCAGCCGGACCTGTCAACATGGTTGACCCATTACCGGATTTTTCAGCGCGTTGGTTTTGCGCTAAAATTTTTCCAACCTCTGGCGTTTTAGCATTTTGTTTATTTGTTTCTTGTGTTGCTAAATCGTATTGTTTTTGCGCAGCCGCAGCGGCATCTGCTTGCGCTTTTTTTTGTAACTCCAATTGCTTTTTTGAATTTTGGATTTGCTCATACGTCGAATAAGCAAAAATAGTAACGGCCACGGCAGTCAATGCATACATGTTAATTTCCCTTGTAATCAATAGCGCGACGCGTCATCAATCGAGCACTCTCATTAGTCAACTGATCTTCAATCGCATCAATATCGGTATGCTCAGTAACGATCAACGTCGTCCACCACGTATCCGCATGCGCAACACCGACACGCTTAAATCCTGCGCTGGCAGGTAATACGTGATACCCCGTTAATCGCTGTGGCCCATCGTCAGTGGTAACCGTAATGTCGCCATTGATCACACAGATGTTGTCGCAGTTGGTTAACGCACCGGTCAGCATGGTGCCGGCAGGAATTAGTCCCGTTCTGGCACACATGCCACCATGCACAACGTGAGTAATAGACAAATTAATTTGTGGCAGATCACGCGTATAGGATTCCAACTCGCGCACCGTCTCAGGGTCAGGCATGCCCGACAAAATATTGACAGCGACCGTGGCTTCCATGGCGTCTGTTGCGTTCATTAGCCACCCAACAAGGTATTTTTACCCAAGGTCAAGCTCGCTGGGTCCACACCCACGGTGCCTGTCAACATCGTGTCAGACGGCCCACCCGCTTGTGCTGTTTGTTTAGTCGTTGATTGCAATACGCCGGTGTCTGCCACCTTGGCTGGATTGTCTAGCAATGGAACTGGGGCTGGGGCGGGTGCAGGAGCAGAGACGCTGTGTCTCTGGCTGGGGTGCACCGA